ATTTTTAATATAGTGTGCTTCGTCAATAACCACCAAATCAAAACCGGCTCTAAGAATCTGCGAATCATCTTTCTTTTTAGGGTCATGGAAATTTTTTATAATGTCATAGTTTATAATAACAAAGTCGTGTTCCGTACTGAAGTTCTTACCTTCGGAAATGTATACAGATCTTTGTGTGTAATTTTCTATTTCTCTTTGCCAGTTAATCTTTAAAGATGCTGGACAAATAATCAGAATCTTTTTCGCCCCTGATTCGAGGGCAGCTATAATGGTAGACGTAGTTTTGCCAAGACCCATATCATCCGCCAAAACGTAACGTTTATTTTCAACCAACTTTTGGATAGCTTCTTTCTGATGGTTGAGTGGTGGTCTGTTAGAATATTTTTCATAGTTGATATTAACATCTTTTACGGTGTGGTCTTTGATCACAGCTGCTTTTGGTAACCAAAATTCGTGAAGTGATTCTGATTCGAAAACTTTACCCCAAATGTGGTATGCTTTGTCTTTCTCAGCCAACAACTTTTCAACCCAAACCTTTTCGGGTATTTGAGTATAAAGTTTATCGTTAGCTAGTTTCTGTGCGAAATAGGTGTCTAACATTGCCCACTTCTTTGCAACTTTAGGTTGTTTATCGTGGTTATTGATAATGTATTCTGATTGACTTCTTGTTGGATAGTCTTCCTTAACTCTTTTTATCATGTCCCAATATTCTTCGGACCCGTAGTAAACCAAAATCTCTTCCCCTTTTTCGATCTCTCTCAATGCGTAGAACTCAAAGGTGTTATTTTCTTTGTTAGATCTCCAAGCGGCACTTGCTTTTTCGCTATGATTATAAAACATACCATAACCACCAGAAACTACTTGTTTCTCAGGGTTTCCACCTTGAGGCCAGTTAAATCTATAATCTATTAGAATACGTGATGGATCAGAGTCTTTCAAGTTGATGTCAACAATGGGACAGATTTCGATCACTTCCCATATTTTGATTTTATTGCTGGCGAACACACCTATCCCGTGTATTGGACTTTTATCCAAATATATTTTGGTGGGTGGGTTTATTCTCATAACAATTTTTAAGACAAATATAATTCTTTCCGATGTATTTATCAACATATGGATAGACAGGTCCCAATAACAAGGTTAGGTAAGTTTTTCGGTGGGGAAGATTTTGCCCTTGATATTGGCATGGGTGAAGAATGGCTTGAGGGTGATTTGAATTTCACATTAGTTTTATACAAGGTAGATAAGAAAAAGACTAAGACTGATGATGTTTATGGAGAGGCTCTCGAGGACGGAATTCAATTTTTACCACCTGTAGAGTTTAAGGGTTATGTGAAAATACTACCTCCTACCAATCAAATGCTTGGTGGATCAAGAATTAACCAATCAGAGCCAGGAAACCTTCAGGTTTCTGTTTATCAACAAACGTTGGACGACCTTGAAATTTCAATCGACTTTGGAGATTACATAGGTTATTATGAAACTGAAAGCCGTGTTAGATATTATAGTGTGGTTGATGATGGGAGGGTTAATTCAGATAATAAACACACTTATGGTGGTTATAAACCGTTCTACAGGACGATACTTGCCACTTACGTAAATGATAATGAATTTAGAGGAATATGATTTATTTAATATCTGAATCACAAGAATCTTTGTTACGTGATAACCTTTTGGGTCAGAAGGTAATGGTGTATTATAATCTACACAAACATACTTTCTCAATTCAGAAAAGTGGTCTCGTAGTTCTACACGCAGATTTTGTGGTTCTATCAGATGTTGAGTTTCGTGTTAGAAAGGGTGGGAAAGAAAAAGTTAGAAAAGAGAAATCCAAAAACGTTCACGCGTTTGTAATCGGTACGTTGGAGGATTATTGTGAATATCCTTGTGAAGAAATTCCGAATTTAGATGGGGGTGATGTTATTTCGTATAACCCTTATGTAAAACAAGAGATGGAACTTACTTACCTAAGTCTGTTCTTCATGCTGATTTAGATAGAGGTATGTTGGATTTTGTGAAGAACGATTTGGAAACGGTTACTTCAGGTAAAGTTGTGCCAGTCGTGGATATCATGATTACAACACAGAACTGGGCTCAGTTTACTGAGACTTGGAATTTTTCTGACTTAGATAAGAACGTTAAAGTTCCTTTCATGACTGTGGTAAGAAATCCTGATGTAAAATATGGATCAAACCCAGCTTTGATTTACAATATCCCCAACAGAAGACAGTATTATTTCGCAACTGTTCCAACATGGGACGGACAAAGAAAGGGTATGGATATCTACACAATACCTCAACCTGTACCTGTCGATATAATTTACAGCCTTAAGTTCATGTGTAATAGAATGCGTGAATTGAATCAATTGAATAAGATTGTAATGCAAAAATTTGCTTCTCGTCAAGCATACACATTTGTTAAAGGGCACTACGTTCCAATAATTCTTCAGAACGTTTCTAATGAATCAGTTTTAGAATTAGACAAAAGAAAATATTACATTCAAAGTTATGATTTTCTTATGATGGGATTCTTGATTGATGAAGAGGAGTTCGAAGTGAAACCCGCAATCTCAAGGACCGTACAGTTATTAGAAACAAGTAATTCGAAAAGAAGGAGACCTAAAAGAGTTTATCTCTCTACATTTTTCCATGATTAAATTTTCAAGGAACTTATAGATTTTCAAACCCCTCTTGTCACAGTATTTTCTCAACCTTTCGTGGGACTCAATAGAGATCTTGATGTTCTTTATCTCTTTCTTTGTTTTTGACGTTGTTTTCATGGGCAGAAAAAAGGCAGAATTAAATATCCTGATTTACAAATACATATGCGGGAACAAAGATTTTTGTCTTTAATTTAATATTTATGAATAAAATAAATTCAACTAGAACTTTTTAATAATGGCAACAGCACAAAAAGTATTCGTATCACCTGGTGTTTACACTACAGAGACTGATTTATCATTCGTGGCTCAGAGTGTGGGGGTAACCACTTTAGGTATCGTTGGGGAGACCTTGACCGGCCCAGCCTTCGAACCAATTTTCATAACAAGTTTTGATCAGTTCCAAGCTCTCTTTGGACCTACGTCTCCTGAGAAAATCCCTAAATATGAAGCGGCTTACATTGCTAAGTCATATCTTCAACAATCAAACCAATTGTTCGTTACAAGAATTCTTGGTTTATCAGGATATGATGCGGGTCCTTCATGGTCGTTCACAACAATAGCAAATGTGAATCCAACTACTATTGGAACTTCAGGTTCCTCTGTAGATTTCGTTTACAGTTTCTCAGGAAACAGTGGAGGAACAATAAATTTAACTCAGGGCACAATGCCAAGTATTATTTGGAATAACCTTGATACACCGTATACTCAAAATAACGGTTCGACTTCTTCTTTGAGAGATGATATCGAAGCTCAAATTATGGGTATTGCGAACGAATCAGGTGCAACTTCTGGTTCGAGTCTTTATGTTTACGGAGCTATTGATACACAAGACCTAATAGATTTAACAGGTGGCACATATACAGGCGTGACTAACGTTTTCAGTGTGAGTGATTTGGATAACTCTAATATTGTGTTCTCAGCAGAATCGAACGATGAGTGGTATTACGCGACTTTTGACAAACCAAACATGTCTCTTTCTGGATATTCTGGTTATTCATTCTTGAACTATGTTTCATCGATTAATGGTCAAGGTTCTGCAACATACGCAACTTTCTCAGGGGCTATGTCAGGTTCGGTTTATTATTATTCAGGTGGCTCTTACACTGAGTACGACAATGTTGTTGTTGCTACTTTGAGATCAAGAGGTATTTCACTTTACAACGCAACAACTGCGGGTCCAAGATATCAAGTATCTGGTTTAACAGATCTTGGATTGGATCTTTCAGGTTCTTATTCAGGTTTGACTTCAAATCCATATTCTACCTTCGCTATTACGGGTACAACTTATGAAGGGGATAATTTCTCATTCGAGACTTCGTTCCAATCTTCAGATTCAGAGTATATCACAAAAGTATTGAGTGTTGCTAACTTCTCCAAATCAAGATTGGATGTTCCTGTATTCGTAGAGGAAGTTTATCAAACAATGTTGAATTGGTCTTACAACAACGGTTACATCCGTGGTATCAATTCTGACTTTGTTGCTTTACCTGAAGCTAGAAATGGTGATTTAACATCAATCGCTAATAACTTATTCCAATATCAAAGTCCGAGAACACCTTGGGTTGTTTCTGAGCTTAGAGGTAATAAGGTTTACAATCTTTTCAAATTCGTTTCTATTTCTGATGGTGACGCAGCAAATACACAAGTTAAGATCTCAATCATGAACATGTCGTTTAATAACTCGACGTTTGATATCATGGTTAGATCATTCTTTGATACAGATGCTAATCCTGTAGTTCTTGAGAAATACACTAACTGTACAATGGATCCAAATTCTAACTCATTCGTAGCTAAGAAAATTGGTTCTTCAGATGGTGAGTATCCGTTGAACTCGGCTTACATTATGATTGAGTTATCTGAAGAATACCCAATCGATGCACTTCCTTGTGGATTCGAGGGGTACAATATGAGAGACTATCAAGGAGATACTCAAGCACCAATTCCTATTTATAAGACGGCTTATAATTTCCCTGGTCAAGTGATTTACAATCCTCCATTCGGAACAACTAACGGAGGATCTAACGTAGTTACAAGTTCAGGAGATAATGTTAGAAGAACATTCCTAGGTTTCTCTAACTCAATTGGTATTGATGAGTCATTCTTACAGTTCAAAGGATTCCAAAACATATCTAACCATTGTAGTACAAACGTTGAGACTCCTTTCAACTTCAGAACTAAAGGTTTCCATATGGATTCAGGTGCAACTGTTGTTACAATTGCAAACACATTCATGACGAGTGGTCAATCAGCGTTTGAGGTTGGAGTAGCAAGTTTCAATTCTGAACCAACTTCCCCTGAGAATCCTTATTATAGAATCTTCGCAAGAAAGTTCACACTTTGTTTCGCTGGTGGATTTGATGGTTGGGATATCTACAGAGAGTCTAGAACAAATACTGATGAATATATCTTAGGTGCTTCAGGTTACTTAAAAGGTGCTTGTCCTACTTCAAGATATCCTTCAGCGACAGGATGGGGAGCTTTCAGAGATTATGCATACGGTGA